TTTTAACCTTATGATGACAGGCACGGAAGACGAAGTTATTAATTTTATTGATAACTGTCGTACAAAGTTTAAGTCATTGCCACCAGAAGAGATATCTTTTCCACGTTCGGTTTCGGATGTGGAGAAGTATAAAGCTGTGAGCACGATTTATGAGAAGGGTACTCCAATACATTGCCGAGGTGCTCTTCTCTATAATCATTATGTTAAACAGAATAAGTTGGATCATAAGTATTCACTTATTCAGAATGGTGAGAAAATCAAGTTCTGTTATTTGGCAAAACCTAACCCCATTCACGAAAATGTGATATCATTTATTCAGGACTTCCCCAAGGAATTGGGGCTGGACAAATACATTGATCGTGACTTACAATTTGATAAGTCATTTTTAGAGCCACTCCGAATTATTCTGAACTCTATTGGATGGAGGACAGAGAAAACTGCAAACTTAGAGGCATTTTTTTCCTAATGGAATTACCTATTAACGATAAAGATCTATCAACCATAGTCAATGCTTTAGCATTGGGTGGAGATACTAGACTTTACCATTTGTTGAGAGAGGTAAAAAATGATAGAATTAGAAAGAAGGAGGTTACTGCTTAATGTTTTTTGAGAAAGTGAGTTTAGTTACTGGTGGGTTTGATCCAATCCACAGTGGACATATATCATACTTTAAGAGAGCAAAAGATCTCTCTAATTATCTTGTGGTTGGTATCAACACTGAAGAGTGGTTGACACGTAAGAAAGGACAGTACTTTCAATCATGGAAGGAAAGAGCCGAGATCATCAGACATCTTGATATGGTAGATGCAGTTATCTCCTGGAATGATGAAGATGATAGTGCGTGTGGAGCAATCGCAAAATGCTTGGAGATAGCACAAACGGTAGTCTTTGCCAATGGTGGTGACCGTGGAAAAGATAATACGCCAGAAATTGATAAGTATGACAACCATCCAAATGTACAATTTGCTTGGGGTGTCGGTGGGGACGACAAAATGAACAGTAGTTCCTGGATCCTGCATGGATACTTTGAACGCCAAAAGAAACTATTAGGTATTTAACATGGACTTTCTTAAATCTATTGTAAAGGAGATTGACAATGAGTATGCTTCAGTCGTTAGTGACGGTGTTGCAGCAGGTGACTGTGATTCTTTTATCGATACTGGCTGTTACCTCTTTAATGCATTGGTATCGGGTTCGATTCGTGGGGGTATCCCTGCGAACAAGATTACAGCGATTGCGGGGGAGTCAAGCACGGGTAAAACTTTCTTTGTTCTTAGCATTGTCAAGTCTTTCTTGGACAATAATCCTGAAGCTGGTGTTATCTATTTTGAATCTGAGTCAGCAATAACCAAACAGATGATTGAAGAGAGAGGTATAGATTCTTCTCGTATGATTATTGTTCCTGTGACAACTGTTCAGGAATTTCGTGAACAAAGTATTAAAATACTAGATAAGTTAGGGAAAGAAGAAGAACGTCCTCCAATGATGTTTGTTCTTGATTCTCTTGGAATGTTGAGTACTACTAAAGAAATTGAGGATGCCAGTGCTGGTAAGGAAACTCGTGACATGACACGAGCACAGATTGTTAAATCAATCTTTAGGATCTTGACATTAAAGCTTGGTAAGCTTAAAATACCAATGTTAGTCACTAATCACACTTACGATGTTGTCGGAGCTTACATACCAACTAAAGAAATGGGCGGAGGTAGCGGCCTCAAGTACGCAGCGAGTACAATCATTTATCTCGGAAAGAAAAAGGATAAGGATGGAACGGAAGTCGTCGGAAATATTATCAAGGCGGAGACTCACAAATCAAGGTTAAGCAAAGAAAACAAACGTGTCGAACTCAGACTCTCCTATAAATCGGGACTTGACTCCTACTATGGTTTACTCGGATTGGGAGAGAAATATGGAGTCTTTACAAAAACTGGAAACCGAATCCAGATTGGAGAGGCAAAGGTGTATCCAAAGAACATTTACGAAAATCCTGAAAAGTATTTTACGCCTGAAGTGATGCAAGCTTTAGACGAATGTGCTAAGAAGGAATATAGTTATGGTGCGTGATTATGATGGTGCATTACCAGATGAACTCTGTGATGCACTGATAAAATTATTTGAAGAAGATGTTGAACATCATGAACGTGTGGACAATGAGGCTAAACCTACTTTCACACAGTTGAATTTAAATCAGCATCATGCTAAGATAGTACCAACACTTTCAAAATATGCTTTAGATGTTTTAGAACTCTATAAGCACGATGTACCAGCAACAGAATATCTTCCACCTGCTAGATTCTTTGAAGAGTTTAGGATTAAGAAGTATTGTGTTGGTGGTAAAGATCGTTTTGATGAACATGTAGATGTCAGCGATTATGCTAGTGCTAAACGTTGCCTTTCTATGCTATTCTATTTGAATTCTGTTCCTGTTGGAGGACAAACTGTGTTCCCTCAACAGGGATTATCATTCAGACCTACCTTAGGGTATGCTATAATATTTCCACCAACGTGGGAATATCCACACGCAGGGCAAGCTACTATAAGCAACCCCAAATATATCATGAGCACCTATCTACACTATGGATAATGTTGAACTTCTAGTTTTAAGAAGTCTCCTTCATAATGAAGACTATGCTCGTAAAGTCATTCCTTTTGTTAAAGGAGATTATTTTGAGCAACTCTCCCAGAAGATTGTTTTTGAGGAAGTGTCTTCATTCATTGAAGAGTATGATCAACTTCCTTCTAAGGAAGCACTCTATATTGAGGTAGAAAAACGTAACGATGTTAACGAGGAATCATATAAGAACATAAAAGAATTGATAGGAGTCTTGGATGATTCTCCTTCTGATGAAGAGTGGTTAGTTAATACTAGTGAAAAATGGTGTAGAGATCGTGCCATTTATATGGCATTAATGGAGTCTATAAAACTCGCTGATGGACAAGATGATAAAAGAGGAAGAGATGCAATACCAAGTATTCTTTCAGATGCCTTAGCAGTTTCCTTTGATAACAATGTAGGACATGACTATTTCCAAGATTACGAAGCACGATACGAGAGTTATCACAAGAAGGAGGATAAGATACCGTTCGACTTGGAATATTTTAACAAGATTACTAAGGGTGGTATTCCTAATAAGACTCTTAATATCGCTCTTGCTGGTACAGGTGTTGGTAAGTCTTTGTTTATGTGTCACATGGCTGGATCCAGTCTCGTCAATGGACATAATGTATTGTATATCACTCTTGAGATGGCAGAGGAAAAGATTGCGGAAAGGATTGATGCAAATCTTTTGAATATTAATATCCAAGAGATTACTGATTTACCTAAACCAATGTTTGAGAGTAAGGTAAGTGCTCTTGCTAAAAAGACACAGGGTACATTAATTGTTAAAGAGTATCCTACTGCATCAGCACATTCAGGACATTTTAAGTCATTGTTAAATGAACTTGCCTTGAAGAAATCATTTAGGCCTGATATAATATTCATAGATTATCTAAACATATGTGCTTCTAGTAGGTATAGAGGAAATTCTAATGTCAATTCCTACTCATACATCAAAGCAATCGCAGAAGAACTTAGGGGTCTCGCAGTTGAGGCGAACGTTCCGATTGTATCTGCCACTCAAACTACTCGTAGCGGGTTTGCTAGTTCTGATGTGGACCTTACTGACACCTCTGAGTCTTTTGGACTCCCTGCTACTGCTGACCTTATGTTTGCCCTTATTTCTACAGAAGAGTTGGAAGGTTTGGGACAGATAATGGTTAAGCAATTGAAGAATAGGTATAACGATCCCACTATTAATAAGAGATTTATTGTGGGTGTTGATAGAGCAAAGATGAGATTATATGACGTTGAGCAAAGAGCACAGAGTGACTTGCTTGACAGTGGGCAAGAAGAAGAGTATGATGCTTTAGCAGACAAAGCTTTTTCTAAAGACAAACCTCTTAAAGATAAATTTAACCAACTTAAATTCTAATGACACTTCCTTATTACACAATTGAATTAACAAAGAATGCTGCTAAGATAGCATCTCGTGGAAAAGGTATTCTAGCTGCTGATGAGTCTAACCCTACTTGTGGTAAGAGACTTGCTGACATTGGAGTAGAGAATACTGAAGAAAATAGACAAGCATATAGAGGTATGCTGTTCACCACTCCAGGATTGGGAGAGTATATTAGTGGTGCTATTTTGTATGAAGAAACTCTTTATCAAAATCATGCTGATGGTGAGAGAATGGTTGATAAACTTAATGCCCAAGGAATTCTTCCTGGTATTAAGGTTGACACAGGATTAAAACCACTTGCTGGTGGACTAGGACATGAAACATATTGTTCTGGATTGGATGGATTAACAGCACGTGCTGCTGATTATTATGAAGCAGGTGCAAGGTTTGCTAAGTGGAGAGCAGTATTACAAATTACTGAGGATGGCCCTTCTGATGTTGCAATTCAAGAGAATGCATGGGGACTTGCTAGGTATGCACGTTCAGTTCAAGAAGCAGGACTAGTTCCTATCATTGAACCTGAAATCCTTATGGATGGTGATCATGATATTTTAAAAACTGCAAGAGTTCAAGAGAAAGTAATTAAGGCAGTTTATCGTGCTTGTGAAGTTAATGGTGTTTTACTAGAAGGAACTCTATTGAAACCTTCTATGACAGTTCAAGGAGCACATGCAGAATTAGATAAAGAATCTGGCCCTAAAGAAATAGCACAGTTAACTCTTCGTACTATGTTACGTTCAGTTCCTGCTGCTGTTGCTGGTATTACATTCTTATCTGGTGGACTTAGTGAAGAAGCAGCATCAGTTTATTTGAATGAGATGAATTCTCTAGAGGCAAGTGATTTTCCTTGGAATGTTTCATTCTCTTATGGACGTGCATTACAGCATTCTTGTTTAAGAGCATGGGGTGGAAGTAATGTTGAAGCAGGACAGAAAGCATTAATTGCCAGAGCACAAGCAAACTCTGAAGCAGCAAAAGGTGAATACGTTCCTGGTTCTCAACCTTCTTCTGATGAAAAACTATTCGTTGCGGGGTACACTTACTAATGCAAGTAGACACAAAAAAATACACTGAGTTTGTAGACGCAGTAACATCTCAAGAATCAAAGGATTACATTTCATTTAATTCTAGATGCTTTGGGATACAATCAGTAGAGAGTGGTGATGGACTTCCTGTCCATCGCCTTTTAACTGCTGCTCTTGGTATATGTGCAGAAGGTGGTGAGTTTACTGAGGTAGTCAAAAAGATTGTCTTCCAAGGTAAACCAGTTAATGAAGAGAATATCTTTCATATGAAGAGAGAACTTGGAGACATCATGTGGTATGTTGCTCAAGCTTGTATGGCATTAGATACAGATTTCAATGAGATTATTGAAATGAATGTAGAGAAGTTAAAAGCAAGATATCCTGGTGGAGAGTTTGATGTACACTATTCAGAAAACAGAAAGGAAGGTGACTTATGACTAGTGAATACAAACCTCTTATTGTAGAGGGTGAAGAAGTTGCTGATTATGATGACACCACAATTTCTTATAACAAATGGCAGATGGCAACTGTAGAGTTGTGGACTTCCCCCAAAGAATTTGATGCTTATCAATATGACTATGAGGCATTTTCTGAGTTCTATAAACCAGAGAATGATGACTATAAGTATGTTGATTGTGAAGATGAAGAGTTCACTCCAGGAATGAATGGCATTAATACTATAGATATTGAGAAATGGTTATTGGAATTTTGTGAGAAGACTGATTGGATTAAAGATGAGTTTTATTTTATAGTTCATTGGAGAAGATATGCAATTTATAAGAAAGAAGTTTATGATGATGAAACTTATTGGAATGTGGAGGACATGGGTGAATCTCAACCTGACAGATATTGTTATAAGGATGGTAAGATAGAATATGATTGGACAACTCCTATGGAGGAAGAAGAATGAAGTTAACCCAAGAGGTGATTGATAAGATTCAGGAAGCCATGAATCATACTAAGATGAATGGTGATATGAATTGGTTAGATGGAGATGAGATTGATGTATGTTTAGGAGGAACCTTTGCTGGTGATAAATTTATCAGTATAATTAACAGAACACGTAGCAACACTACTAAACGATGAATGATTTTGAACCTCTTGATTTTAAAAAAGAAGGTATTGTATTAGATTACAAAACTGCTGGTGTTGACATAGATGCTGGTAATAAATTTGTAGAAGAACTCAAAAAGAAAGTTCCTAAAGTTGGTGGGTTTGGTGGTATGTTTAAGGTTCCCGTAGGATACGAGGAACCTGTTTTAGTGTCTGGAACTGATGGTGTAGGAACTAAGATTGATATTGCACAAGCTGCTAATGACTATACAACCATAGGAATTGATTTGGTTGCTATGTGTGTGAATGATATAATCACATGCGGTGCTAGTCCATTGTACTTCCTAGATTATATTTCTACTAAGAAGTTGGATGGAGATGTTGCTGATATTATGGTTGGTATCCTTAAGGGATGTGAGATAGCAGGTTTGCAACTGTTGGGTGGAGAGACTGCTGAACATCCAATGTATCAGAATAAAATTGATCTTGCTGGATTCTGTACAGGTATAGTAGATAAGAAGGATATTATAGATGGTAAGAGTATTAAACCAAGTGACAGAATTATTGGATTAGCAAGTAGTGGTCTTCATAGTAATGGATACAGTATTGTTAATTACTTGGCCCGTAGACTTAAGTTAAATTATTGTAATCATCCTGAGTTACTTACACCAACCACAATCTATGCACCAGTAGTTAAGAAGTTGTTGGGAGAGGTAGAAGAAGTATATGGTATGTCTCATATCACAGGTGGTGGTATTCCAGAGAACTTACCACGTTGTTTGCCTAAAGGATTAAAAGCACATGTTGATTGGAATGCATGGAGTGTACCAGAGATATTCTTAGAAATTCAACATCAAGGTAATATGGATGAGTTGGAGATGAGAAGAGTATTTAATCTTGGTATAGGGTATTGTGTTATAGTACCTGCTA